TCCAGAAACACTAAGAGGCATTCTTTCGCTAAAGATCCATTTTGTTTCATACATATCAAATACATCAACTACACCTGATGCATACTCGTCAGTTACATTTCCTAAAAACCCAGTGACTCCGTTTTTATTAAATGATGTAGTTCCGTTATCAAATGTCATTAATTTAAACTTACTTGAAACAACTAGCGTTTTATAATCATTCATAAAGAATATTTTATTACCAAAAACATTTGCAATATCAGATGCAAGATTTGATAATATCTGTACAGGTGTTGTGTATTGTCCAAATTTATAAACATAAACTTTACCTGAGTAGGTTAAATCACTATTTAAATAAGAAACTGCTATAAAATCTGCATTTTCAGATAATGCAACACTTTTACCAAAATACATTGCATCTAAAGGTGCAGAAATTGTTCCAACTTTAGAATAAACTTGATTAGAATTAGGAGCATACAAATACACTTTTCCTGTTCCATTATTCGGATTGCTAGTAATTGAATTAGTTGTATATGGGTCAGAAATTGCTATCATACCATTTTTACACACTGAAATCGTATTCCCGTATCTAATAGTTGCATTAGTTTCGTTTAATGTATTGCTTGTAACTACCCAACTATAAAAACCAAACTTAATATATCCAGTTGGGGAATTTACATCATCACTCAAAATAACTTTAGTATCATTAACTACCCGTATAACTGTATGAGTAGTAAGACCAGTACCTACAACAGTCATCCCTGGTAAAATATTCTGTGTTTGTGACACAACTAATGTAGTACCATAACTTCCATTTGGATTATATAATGCTATTGCTGCAACGTTTAACCTAAACATTGCTTTATAAACTATTCCGCTATTTGTTCCTACAAATAACACATTATTAGAAGCAAATGTTAAAGTTGTACCAAATTGTTGATTAGCTAATGGTGCTAAACTTACTAAGTTTTTATCTAATGAAAACAAATTACTGTTAACATCTCGTTTGTATAAAGATACAACACCTTGTGCATTTAACACGCCGGCGTCCGGAGAACCAATGGCTATCCATAAGCCATCTGCAGAAATCGAAACTACCCTTCCAATTGTTGATATGTTATTTGCCGGTATTGTAGTATTAAAGAACGGATTTATAATTGTTTGTCTTAAAACCCACGGTAATGCTTTTCCATCTCGAACATAGATTAACGTTTCACCAGTTTGCACTCCTCCTTTATTAAGGACTGCTGATGCTACTAAAATATTACCTAATTGATTAATTGCAATACTTCTAGTAAAATTGCTTATTTTTAAATCGTTAATATCAACTATTGATTGACTGTAGAGCTTTTTATATTGCCAAGTTTTCCACTGATCTGCTAAATTATTTGTCCACAATAAACTTCCATTGCTAACATCTTTAAAGTCATAAGTAGTGTCGTCGATAGATTTAACTCGTCGACTTTGTAATAAACTAATGTTAATTGATGCAAAATTACTAGGTAATGCAACAGCATCCGAAGTAATTTCAAAAGTTTTAGTAGATGGTGTAACTAACGATACTTTAAAGAATCCGTTTAACCTAGTAGAATCTGATGTAATCCCGATATACGAACCAGTTGCAAACATGATTTCAGAATCTACAGTTATCGATAATCCAGTAGTTGTTTGCACTACATTATTAATAGTTAAGCTAGTTAGTATATATTGATATGCGTTCCATTGCTCGTCTTCTGCAAATGTACATGCAATATACTCACCATGCGAGTATTTTGTAATGTCTTCTGTTAAAAATGATTCAATATGTGTTACTGTCTTAGATACTTCATCTGCTCTCACATAAGTTGATACGTTTTCTACAGATACCGCTGCAGGCCATATATTATTAGTATACCCTATCGGTTTTACATATATGTTTGATGACGGTTGACGAATAATTAAGTCATTAAAATTATTAACTGTATCAACTAACTGAAATCCTTGAGGATTGCTTTTAAATAACGACTCATCTAACACGAATTCAATGTTTTCAAATGCAGAACTTGCTCCGTATTGACCTGCACGAATTGCCCATTCTTCATAAAATTTTAAACTTTCTTGGCCATCTGCACTTAATACATCAAACAATTTATTAAGAACATTTTGTGTTCCTTTTTCAATAATCATGCCTTGATAAAATTTAAACTCGCTAACATCGTCTTGGATAATATTTTCAAGATACTGTCGTTTTTGATATCCAGTAAGATGTTGTGCCATCTTTTGTTGGCCTACATCAAAGTTTTCACTATCTAAGCTGTAAAAATCAGTAAATTGTGTGGCTTTATAGTTCCAGTTAGGTAATAATCTCGGTGTTGGTTTATTTGACAATTTAACCCATACTGCGTCATCGAAATTTTCAGTACCTTGTACAAACTGTATTGCCGTATAATAAAAAGATCTGTATTTTACAACATCGCCTAATCCGTATTCTTTCCATGGTGTCCATTCGTTGATCTTTGCTTGGTCAACTACAAACCCTGGAACATTTAACGATCCGTTCCATTCTGCACTTACATAACCAGATACTTTAATCTTATCTTGTTTATATCCACTTTCTGGATTATATATAGTATCATTAAACATAGTAGTATTATTAATAATCGCTACATGTTCTCTTTGAATAATATAAAAGGTAGCACAGTAAATTCCAGCATCATTAGTAGGAGTGTAATTTACCGAATTATCTGATCGATACGTGTTTACTACATGCGGTCTAATCGGCTGTCCATTACCGTCAAGTAATTCATAAGGATTATTTGGATTTATAATACTGTCAACTACACCGAGCACAGTTTTAAAAGATAAAGTTTTTGCTCCAGGACTTAACGATATAACCGAACTTCCTGTTAAATCTACATACATTAATAAGAAATAATCAGACTCATTAAATGTTAATCCAGAAACGTCGTGCAACGCTTTATAATATTCACCATTGTATCTTACAATTGTGCCGTATGCATATGATCCGCCTGATTTCCATTCTTCCCATGTTTGATATACATCTTGACTTGATGCCCAATTTTGATTTGTCCAAAACAAAAATTCTTTTGCACTAGTTTCCCAATTTGATACCACTGCCGACGATTCATTAAAATTATCAAATACAAACCCTTGAGCAACTAACCACTGGCCATAACCTAGTAAAAAATCAACTACTGCTTGAATCGAATATACTTTAGAACTATAAGGTAATGTATGTACTTCAGTTTTATTCCATGTTCGATTAAAAGCAGCAGTAACTCCGCCTATTATAGGCAACGCGCTAAGAGAAGATACCTGTAACGGATCAAATTCTCCAGATGACGTATGTGTATTAAGAACTCGATAATACCTTCCATCATATTTTACAATTGATCCAGCGATATAAGTTTGGTATGTGTCCCAGTTAATATATCCTTCTGATATTCCGCCAATTGTAACATCATAGCTTGATGATCCTTTGTAATATTTAAAATAAGGCTGTGTTTGACTATATCCTTTTATCTCAAATCCACCTTGAATTTTTGTAATAATTACGCCACTGTATGCTAGTACACCAACCGGTGATGATGCATTTAAAATAATCTTATAATCCTCTTGTGGAATAAAAATACTACCAGTTGATGTCGGTGATTTTGAATCTAACAATAGATTAAACTTTTCCTTACTAGTAAAACCGCTTATGCGATAGCATAATTTTGCAGATAACACTTGTAAGTTATCATAATATTCGTTATACAAATCCAAACTATCACAATTTAAATAGTTTATTAAATAGTTGATTAATCCTGCAGTTTGTACTCTTTTTAAATTTAAATAAACACTAGGAAATATAATGTCAGACACTTTAAGCCGTACACCGGTTGAATATACTAGTTGACCTGTTAAATTTCTTTTTATTCTTGATCTATCAATTAACGCGCCCATTGTTTTAGCAGGAGTTAATAAAATTGATGTCTTTATTACACTAAACGGATAATGAGAACTGCGTCTCCATGCATTCTCAACTGGTGATACATCACCAAACGAAAAATCACCTTGTGTTGATGCACTCGTACTACGTGATAAATTACAATCAAATGGGCTTACTAAGTCACCATTTTCGTTAACCGGAACTCTTGTAAGCAAATACGGTCTAATATATTTGGTTAGAGTAATTACTGGCTTGTTTGGCTCTTTTACTAAACCGTTACTGATATCTTCCCATAAAATTAAATTGTTATTAGTGTACGGAGCTGGTCCATACACAGCAGTCCACCATAACGGTTCTTCTGAAAATCCTAACATCTCCCACGGACATATATGAGGTCTATCAGTTCCTAATTTCCATCTATAAATACCTCTCCAAAACCTCGGTGTAGATACAGTTTCTGCTGAATCATAAAGATATGTAAATGAATTTAATCTATCATAACTCAACGGCGTTGAAAAATCGATTCCAGTATGAGCAGACCATTTATAATAATTTGATAATAATGCCAGATTAAACTCTTCGATTGTATAATCGTTAGATTGACCATACATCGGTATAACATCATTAATATCAAAAATCGACGGATTATAAGAAACTTTAATATTGTTGTATATACGTTTTTCTAATTCTAAAATCAAATCGTCTCGATAGTCATCATATGCTATCATTAAACTACCGTCATGCCCTTGTATTACATTTTTCGGTGTTAGTAACGTTGTGTCTAAATAAATTTTTGGTTCGTATTTTGGCCACATACCTAACTTAGTAGGTGTTTCTGGTACTAAACATCCATCTGTGTTTTCATATTCGTATATTGTAATTTCGTCACCAAACTCTAACGTTGCAGATACATTTACAAATCCTTGATCACTAAACGTATAATCCTTTCCATGTATTAATTGAGTACCATTTAAGTATACAGCAACTGCTTTATTTGATAATTCTGTTAAATTAAAAGGTTGTGCTAGCGAAAACATTCCGGTATTATAACTACCAATACTAAAACTAGTCTCAACTTTTACACCAAACGGAATCATGTCACTAAAGTAATACGGAGCAGTAGGTGGAGTATCTTTGGTTAACGTCTGCAATATTAAATCAACATGAGATTGCGGTTCTGCATCTACTCCCAACGACTCTGCAAGTGCTATAAATGCTCGTTTAAATTTATAATAATCATCACGTGATTTATCAATAGCATTAATAATATTGTTATCTTGCGATGTTATATGATATAATGATAAACCGATTGGGCCACTATGTTGTACAAACTTTGTCCCGTATTCCGTAATACTTCCGATATCTCTTAAATTACTAATACCCGGAAACTCTCCAGTAAATTTTGTATAATAAATATGATCTACAATACTATCAACATGATTAATTATTTCACCTAAGGTAAATTCAGTCAACGTTCCGTTCAATGGGTTATTTTGTAAATTTATCGGCACTTCGTATTGACCGTAACCGTTAATCGGTGTATTTGAATAAACTTTAATTAACACTGAATCGGTAAGTTTTACAGGTTCAGTAAACACAACTTGATATGCCCAAATTGAAGAAGAATCAGAAGATAATACCCAATTTTTAACTCGCACATTATTCACATATACATGAACGTCTAAATCTGTAGGTGTACCATTAAAAATATCAATATCAAAGTTATTAGTTATTCCTGAATCTCGATATAATCTAATAGCAGGCTGAGGATTGTCAATTGCACAAGTTTTCCAACCATTAACATACGTATAATCGTTCTTGTCGGCAATAACTAAAAATCCATCGTCGATTACTTTAGTAGTTGTAACATCGTTTACTTCATACACAAAATTATCAGTAATCAATGGAAAATTAAAAACAATATCTCCAATGTTATTAATATTCTTATACGACACAGGAAATCCTAATGCAGTATCGTTCACGCCTAAACCAATTTTATAAGAAAATATATTTGTCCCAATAAACGTAGTACCTACATATTCTGATTTATTACCAAAACTAATACCTGTAGTATCAACAACATCAAATAACGGAAATTGATTTACTTTAGTTTTTTGTTGTCCTTTTATCCAGTTAATACCATCATACCAAAATGTAGAACCTTGCAATTTTTTTCCTTGTTGGACAATTGCAACTTGGTTAATCATCGGTGATGCTAATAAAACTAAATGAATCTGTTTACTAGTACCAGTTTTACTAATTGTATGAGTAACATCTATAAACTCAATTCGATAAACATTATTTCTTACTAAAATATCAGTATCTGCAGTAAAAATTATTGTTTGTCCGTGTACTACTTTAACTCCATCTACGGTGTATCCATACGACCCTTCAACTATCGAAAATGCATCAGTAGTATTTTGATCAATAAATGAAATATCGTTTATTGCATATGTTCCGAAATTAAATAATTTTAAGTTTTTTTCAAATTCGATAATCGGCCTAACTGCTCTCATCGATTGATCAAATGATGCATAAATTCCATTATGTTCTGCACTTGTTTTAATAATATCCTTATGAAACCAGTGATTGTTTCGGCTCCAATAATTTTTATCGTTACTCCCTCTATTAATAATAACATAATCCGGTGTTCCTGAATAAGATACCGCATCATCAAATGGAGTAGTATCAAATAATTCATTACCAAATAACATCGTTTCGGAAGTAGTGTAAGGCGTTACTGCTTCTAATTGAGACTCTGGAATTAAATGTATAGAACTTCCTACTCCTTCAACATAAAACATACCTAATGCATATACTGTCGGAGTAACATTTCCTGCAAATTTTACTTTCATTCCATTACTTAACTTAGTGCCATCTATTAAAGTATACGACGATTTTCCTAAAATTTCTTCGGAAACATCAAAATCTGCGCTGTCTTCTAAATTTAAAATCTGAATAACACCACTCATTTCTAAATTACTTTCGCTAGTATAAAATAACTGGTTTGGCGCATTTGACGGAACAGTGAATGTAATTATGCCTTTGGTAATTGCATAATCCATACGTTTTATTTCTTTCTTATTCTCGTCTAATAATGGTTTTCCGGCTGCATCTTTTACTACTGAGTATACGTTAGTTGTTAGTGTGTTAGGTGTATAACGACTTAACGATCCGAGTATTCTATCAGTCTTAAAACTAAACAGATTTTTAGGACTATTAATATTAAACGTATATGTCTGTCCACGATATAATGTAATTACAGGATTTTTAGTTATTCCGTTAGGTGAAAAAATATACTCACCGTCTGGACTAACTTTAACATTATAAACAAGATTTGTATCTTTTAATTTAATTTTACGTACAGTAATTGCATCAGGACCATTCGGTAGCCAATAGTAATTTTGAAAATTAGCAAACATATCCCAATTAATATGAGGATCCCAACTATACATTTCTTGTTTATGTATTCTCGAATGCACCAAAGTGTTCGAACCGTATACCCGTAACTGATTAATGTAATCTTGATAGTCTTTAAAAAATGCAGTATTACCTAACATGTCATCAATTACAAACCCTGGTTCTAATTGATAATTTTGTCTCATGTTTGTAGGTGCATCGATAAAAATATCGTTAATAGTAGTTGATTTGGAATGAGGTCTTCCTATATAACCACTAAGTTTTTTAGCTGTACCTGGTTGTGTAAGTTGATTAATCGTTGCATGTAAAAACTTTTTATTAGCATCAGTTTTAAAATACCTAGGTAAAAAGTCTGCAGTATTATCGCTGTTGCTTGTATCAAATGCAGTTGTTCTAGGTACGTAAAGATCTTTATTGATGTTTTTAGCCATTAGTTACTCCCATATGATGAGCTAGATATAGTTTGGCGGTCAGTTGTATTATTAGTTGTAAGTACATTCGATGATTTAATATTAGTAGCAGTTAATCCTGAAATTACTTCTATATCATTAACAGTTGCACCATTAATTAAGATTTGATTACTTAGTGAATGTATTTCAAATAAACCACCAAAATTAAGTGAATCGTGTCTCGGTACAATTACAAAATTAGAAATATTAGGAGCAACTGCGTTCATTACATATGTTGCAAGTTCAGTAAAGAAGAATGTATCTCCAAAATCCCAATTATCTAATGAAAAGAAAGTGTTTATCGATTCAATTACTTGAGATTTTACATCATTATCTGATATTACGCGACCTGGTGTTTTTGTAATCTTAAATATTGCTTGAACTTCGGGTTCCGCAGTATCCCCAAATAATATTTTGTAAGTTACTGGGTGATAAATTATTTCGTCAGATATTGATTTAATTGCATTTAAAGACGGTGCTACTAAATTATATAATTCATCAGTTCCTGGGGGTAATGGCTTTTCACTAATAACTCCGCTTATCCATTGTCTAAACTCAGCATCATAACTCTTTGTTAAGATGTATACATCAATAATATTGCTAGACGACGGATCAATTCGTGAGTCATAATTTGCATTATGAATGTATTGGAATTTTAATTTATTTCTTCCGCTATATACTTTATAATCTAACGTTGGAACTAACAATCCGCCCTCGTCTGCTTTTTTAACAGTATTATTAGCTGGAAAATAGTAATAATTTCCCGGAGTTCCGAGTACGTTAGTCGGATCATTCATAATTGATACTAAATTATCATTATTAACATATTGATAATCTTCTTGTCCGTCTGCAATCAAATATCGTTGTTCTAAAATATATTTGCTAACTGTAGTATCAGGTGCAACAATTTTATCAAATAATTCTGGATCATCAACTACTCCGTTATCATCCGAGTCTGCAAAAGAAATTATAATTTTTTTATTATCAATATACCCATCCATGCCTACATATTCAGATACAACGTCCCATTTAAGATCAGTAGTAAAAGACTTAACTGAATTAGGTTTTGTATTAACGCTTAAAATGTTAATTTTATCTCTAACTTTTGCATTTGAAATACTATTTCGAATCTTTTCCGTACTATCAAAATAGAATCGTAATTGCTTATCGCTTTCAAATATGTATCGTGTTTCTCTACTAGTTACTGTGTAATACTCATTATTAGTTGTAAATAACAGCATCCAGCTTGTATCTTTTTGCTTGTTAGTTATATTTCCTTGGGTAGATAAATTAAATTTAGATGTTAAATTTAAATTCGACTCATACACAATCTGCCATATTTGTGTGTTGACATTATAAGCTAAACCGAAAGTTTTATTTTCAAAAATTAAATCAATTACTGTTGTAATAACACTTGGTTCGATTGTTGTACGAAACTGCGGAATAACTTGCGATACTATTGCTCCGTTTGGAATTGAAACATTTAATGTAATCGCATTGTCTTTTGATCCGTCTGTTACTACAGTCACTACAGCTGCCCATAAGTACTCAACTGCTCCTAAGATCTCAAGAGGTAATGGCGATACTGAATTATAATCAGGAATACTAGTTATCTTATTATAATTTAATGTATCAAAATAGTATCCAGCAGGGCTAACAAATTTAACCATAGCACCAGTTTTAATATATTTTAACTGTGTTGAACTATATTGCAACCCAACTTTATATGTAGAATGATCAATTGCATCGACTAATTTACCAGCAGTTAACTTACCAGAAGACCATAAAATGTTAGAGTTTGATCCGATAATCCCAACATTAACATACTTTGAATAATAAAAATTTCTTAATTCTGGTTTTTTAAGAACCTTATTTACTGTATTGTATATTGCGCCTTCGATATCAGTTTTAGTAACATACGCAAACTGACTATATGACTGGTAATCTTCTTTATAAATGATACCGTCATCTGCAAATAAATTTGTTGAACTGTATTTGCCTGTTGGATCAACTAGATCAAAATATCTACTAATTCCGCTTGATGCACGATTAACAGCCTTAACTTTTAGAACTTGTTGACTGGCACTTAAAGGAGAAATATTATAATCTTCACCTGTAATCATTCTGTTTTGTGTATAAAATGTTGCAGGAGCATTTGCTTTAATACTTGCGTTAGTTTCAGCAGCATCTGCAGTTGTTACTGACGTTGCTAACGATAAAGTAATAGTCAACACTTCTTGTTGTCCTACACTAGACAAATAAGGCACCGATATCGAAACATTTCGAATGTCTCGTGTATTAATATCGTATGATAACCCGTTACTTGTTCTGTAATAAATTTTAAAAGTACCCGATGGAATGTTACCAAACGTGCCATCACTAAACGATAAATTAATTGCGTCGTTAGCTCGAGTTGCTACACTGAATATATTTTTAATATTTTTGTTAAGGCTATTATAAATTATATTATTGCCTTCAAAGCTAGGCACTTTAGTCCATTCGTCAAGCTTTGCACCTGTAGCATCTAACTTGTACAACCACACATCAGTTTCGTTAATGCCAGTTGTACCTACCTCAACGATTTCGTTACTTCTTGGCTGTGTAATTGTAAATTTATTCTGACCAAATGTGCCCTGTGTAAAGTTTAAAAAGAATCCGGTTCCGGCACTTCCGTATCCTCGACCGTCATTTCTAAAAACACAAGATAATTTATTGCCAGCTTTTGGTGGTTCTTCATAGATATATTCTTGACCAGTAAACGTAGTACTAGTTACTTCAAAATTCATAACCCGACCAGCAACTGTTTTTGAAAATGTATATAACGGAATATCAACAGTAGTTGTTTGTAAAAGATATTTTTCACTCGGAATATTATATATTACTGCTTTGTCTGATGGATTTCCAAACTGTTGAGAAGATGACATTGCAGCATTCATAACTTTAATAAATTGGTCATACCAATTTGAATTAGTTGAATCATTCCACGCTACTGATTGATTTGCTAAATTTCGTCCATTGCTGTCAACAATACTTTGGGTGGTTTGAACTGAAGTAAACTTTAACAGCCCTTTTGCTGCAGTGCTACGTTTTGCATTATAACTAACTAATCTCGATAACCGTAATACGCTGTCCCGTCTTTCAGCTAATTCTAAGAAATTTTCTCTTGCATTTAAATCTACTCGAAATGCTACACTTTGTCCTAAAAATGCTATTACATCAACTAATGCTAGGTATTCTGAACTTTCAATGTAATCATTAAAGTCTTCGGGGTAATTTTGACGAATGTAGTCTACCATTGTGCGTCTTAGATTTTCAAAATCATAACTTTGAAAATCTGCACTTTTATAAGATTGATATATTTTTTTCCAATCTTCGGCTACTAATAATCGGTTTTGTCTGTCGGTTGCACTCATGATGTTATCCTAATAAGGGTATTTATTATTAAAATTAACCGAGTAGTTTATTGTGCTAAGAAGCCACTACCTTGGTCAAATGTTAATAGCATTGTTTCGGTAATATTATATGGTATGTAAGTCATTGATAATCTTATTTCTATTCCGCTTTCATATGTTATTATGTTTGTATCTGCAATTTGAACTCTAGGGTCATAATTAATAATTGCATCTACATCTTGCTTAATTAACGACTTAACTTGTTCGGTCATAGGTTCAAATAACAAATCCCATATAATAGTACCGAATCTTGGTTGCATTAATCGTTCGCCTTGTCTAGTATGAAAATGATTTAAAATATCTTGTTTGATTAAATCAAAATCATATAAACTATAATTTTCAGAAGCCTGTGTAATCGAACTAAACCCTTTATATGTTTTAGGCGGAACTACATCAACTACTCTCGGAAACGCAGGTAGTTTAATTCTATGGTATAACTCTGTACTCATTATCTAATCCTTTAGGTATTATACGTTTTACTAAACGTATCAGGTGTTGCATACTTGTTCCATGCATCAGGTTCTTTCATTTCATCAGTTTTTGTTCTATCTGTTTTATCAGGTTTTACCGAAACTGGATCTAAATTTTCGTGTGCTGCCCACGGTTCTTTAGTTGGAACTCTACGCATTATTGATTCTATTTTTTGTCCTTTAACATTAGTGGGCAATTTACTAGTCTTAAATGCTTCAGCTGCTTTAGTACTTGCTTTTCCAGAGTTTAAATTAATATTACCGCCATCGATGCTAGTATTAGCAGCATTTGCACTAAAATCGCCTTTAATATTACAATCAAATTTTCCTTCTGTTGTAATATTACCATCTTTCTTAGCTCTAATTATAAAATTTGCACCAGTTTCTAGTTGTATATCCTTAGCAACTGCTTTGAAATTAATGCTGTTACCTGCCTGAAAGTTAATATCACGATCAGCTGTAAAATTAAAATCATTTTCAGTATGAAAGCTAATACTATCTTTAGCATAAACATCAATCTTTCCATTTGCTGTCATTTCGATCCATGAGTTACCACTACCGTGAGAAATATAAATTAAATCTTCACTATTGTGTAATAAAATCTGATGACCTGATCTAGTCCTAATACGAATTAACTCATTGTGTGGTATGTTATAGTCAGATGCACCGCTTTTTCCGTCTTTTATAACATCAACATACTCAGGTTTGTCTTCGCCTGCTTTTTTCTTACGAATAAATCTATCATCGCCGTCATCCATAACAAAGGTCGATCCGCCTTTTCTACTCACAGGTGCTGTAACTGCGCAATCAGCTTTTCCTACTTTTCCAGTTTTGCTACTATCTTTATCTATTGGGCCAGGTGTTGAAATACCAAACACCATACTAGGAGTTTCTCTTCTAGCACTACTTGTTGTTATCCCGCGAGTGTCATCGTGTTTGAGTCCGCTAGATTTTAGCACTTCTGCAAACGGGTGTATTGGTTTTTTAAACTTGGTAGGATTACCGTCTTGATTAAATGTTTTATGATTATATTCAGCAGTCGGTAATCTTAAAGTTTCTTCATCTTTTTCTGGTTTAGTAGCATTTTCTGTACCTGCTAATCCTGGTACCATAAAATTCATACCGTGGTCTTGTACACAACCTATCCAATAACCTCGTTTTGGATCGCCGTCGATGAATATGATAATCACAGTAGATCCGTAATCAGGCGGTACCATCCACATTCCATAGCTTTTTTGTGTATTATCATATAGATCTTGATCGTCTGCATTATCTGGATCATCAACTACATGGGCTGCACCAGTTACTCCGTAAAATGGACTCATGTATTTTACTTGATGAACTTCGCCGCTTACTGGAGAGTTACCAACTGGTCTTAGAATCTCAACTTCTAACCCTCCCATATAGTTCGGATCTAAGTATCCAACTACTCTTGCTAGATACGGTCCGGGTCTAGGATCTGGTTGAGATTTTAACGAAACATCTTGATTGTAATTTTGTGTCATTTTATTCCTAATAAATCACTTAATGCAGCAGCGCCTTTATTTACAAGATTGTCAAGACTAAATGTGCCTGACGATGATGGAGTTTTTGACGACTCTTGCATTTTATATCTGTATCCTTGTACTTGTTGTTCAAATTTTCCACCTTTAAACGTACTAGTTAACGTTGTTAGTTTAAATAATCCACTATACAGCATTAACGGAGATGTTGGCATGTCACCATTAAATGCATACATTCCGGTATCGTTTTGAATATCAATCGGTGTTCTAAAATTAATGTTAATTGTTACTTCGACTCCTTGCCAGTGTACTGTTCCGTCGATATTTAAATTTGGACTTTGTGTTTGTTTAGACGAATAGTTACCTGTACCACTTTGTGCAATAAAAAATGGATCTCCCATAATCTTCATATCTATAACAAATTGATCCCACCCAGCTGTTACTGCATCATGAAACATCCGTGCAGCTATAGTTGCAGTGGTGTCATTTCCGCCACCTCCATACTTAGCTGTGTTTGTTTCTAATAGATTTGGACGCGTTTGATTCGGAGTAGTACCGGGTTCAGCTTCTGTTCCAGGAAGAACAATTGTATCTGATTTAGGTGTTGCTTGTCCGCTGTTTTCAGCTGTTTTTACATCTTGGTTGTCTTTACCAGCGTCTGCTACCATCAATGCAAAAAAACTGTTATTCATAGTAAAATCAAAACTTACTACATCTACATTTTTACCAGTGTATATATAATTGT